ACTCAATGGTTAGAAACTACAAAAGAGAGTACGCACTTAGCGGTGCAAAGCCCAATGAAAAGAAGAATAGGGCTTCTCGCAACAAAGTTAGACGCAGAATGCTAAAAACAGGAGCAGTTCGCAAGGGTGATGGCAAAGATATAGACCATATAGACAAAAACCCACGAAATAATAGTCGTTCTAACCTAAGAGTAGTAAGTAAAAGGGTAAACAGGGCAAAGAAATGACAAAAAAGAAGAAAAAAGTGACCGCAGTACCCATAATGAGCTTAACAGTAGTAGCAGTACAGAAGAAAAAGCCAAATGGGAAAAAGAAGCGAGTTCCAAAGAAGGGATAGGGACTTCTACCCAACACCAGAAGAGGGAATATTACCACTTCTACCCCACTTGGAAGAAAAATTTACGTTTATAGAGCCGTGTGCAGGTAATGGTCAACTTGTAATGTTCCTAATGAAGTACAAAGATGGCGATTGTTGGGTACAAAGTGACATAGAACCGCAAGATAGTAGTGTAGAAAAGAGAAATGTACTTGACATTTTTTCAAAACCAGAGTATTATATTACCAACCCACCTTGGGAGCGAAAATTACTACATCAGATCATAGAACACCTAAGTGATCTAGCTCCAACGTGGTTACTGTTTGATGCAGATTGGATACACACAAAGCAGAGTCAACCTTATCAAAGTAGATTAAAGAAGATTGTAAGTGTTGGCAGACTAAAGTGGATACCTGATAGCAAGATGACAGGAAAAGACAACTGCAGTTGGTATCTGTTTGATAAGAACAACACGCAGGAAACAGTAATAGTTGGTAATAAACGAGGTTTAAGTGGCATTTCTACAGAGCAACATCCCATACTTTAAGGCATGGGTAAGACGAGAATACACCTGCAACTTTACGCAGTATCATGGAGAATTTCTTCATGCAATGGTAATAGCCGTGACGAGTATGCCGAACCGAAGTCTCAGCTTTCAAGTAATATTTACAGGATGTGAGACAGACGATACAGAAGAAGAAAATGTACACGGTGGAGCAATGTGGGCGAGAATGCCCATTACAGCATTGGTTGGTGACACACCTTACGAGAAATGGGCAAAAGAGTTACCACCATACGTAGCACAGCCTTGGGACTGTATGTCTCACGAGCATTCGGTCTACGTTTTGAATAGAGCTACTCCTGCTCCTTGGATAGCCAAGATAGATGGAGAGTTCTACCCTGCGAAGTATTATTTCACTGTAGACTATACAGACAGTGAGATAGCTGACGACCCTGCTCAACACAAGCAAAGTCATGTGTTAGAGTTGATGGAAGCAGGAGATTATACAGGTAACATAGTAGCGTTGCCTAATAATAGAGTACGAGTAACACACCCTGCATGGTTTGAGACAGGGAACGGAGCACCAGACTTTATGCCTAGCCAAAGGGTGTTTCATTCAAAACAAGAGACAGAATACGTATGGGACACCCAGAGAGTATTCGATAACTTATACGCTAAAAAGGAGAAGTAAGATGGCGATGAAGAAAAAACCAATGATGAAGAAAAAGGGTATGGCACGAGGCGGTGCTAAGATGCCTATGTCTAAAGATCCTAAAACAGGTAAAATGGTCCCGGCATTTGCTATGGATGGCAAAGGCAAGATGGCTAAGGGTGGCATGATGAAGAAGAAAAAAGGTTATGCTAAAGGTGGAATGAAGAAGAAGGGTTATGCTAAAGGTGGCATGATGAAAAAGAAGAAGAAGTAATGGCAAAGTCTACTGTAAATAAAGCAGGAAACTACACCAAACCCACCATGAGAAAGAACCTGTTTGGCAGAATTAAAGCAGGTTCTAAGGGTGGTAATCCCGGACAGTGGAGTGCTAGGAAAGCTCAGATGTTAGCCAAGCAGTACAAAGCTAAAGGCGGTGGGTACAGATAATGGCACTTGCAAAGAGTCAAAGAAGCCTTAAATCATGGACAAAACAGAAGTGGAGAACTAAGAGTGGTAAGCCAAGTGGAAAGACAGGAGAACGCTATCTTCCATCGTCTGCAATCAAATCCCTATCACCTCAAGAATACGCAGCCACAACGGCAGCTAAAAGAAAAGGCAAAGCAGCAGGGAAACAGTTTGTTAAGCAACCTAAAAGCATTGCTAAGAAAACAAGAGCACACAGAAAAGTAACCTAATGTTAGAAACATGGTTCATTGTTGCAATAATGTTGGGAGTCCATTCGGATGGGACGCAAGATGTATACATATTTGAGAAACCGAAAGAACACG